CACTTGGCATGCAAGTATCTGTATGAGGATAAAACATTCCACCTGTGTGCCATTTTAAAATACAACTTCTAAGCATAAAGGGTTTTATTGGTGCTAAAGGATCAAAACTTGTAGCACTCAACATTTCTGTTGGCATTTTACAATGTCTGTCGTAAACATGTTCGTTTTCTGGTTTTCCTGCATTTAGTTGTCCCAATGGGTAACATACCGGCTCAGGATTATTAAACATTTCGCCATTTACATTTACTAATGGTGCGCCGTAACGTGGTTTTTCAAGATGCCTATTTCCCCAACGTCTAAATGCATATCTATATTCATGCATCTGTTTTTCAAATAAATCTACATCAACTTTTATATCCAAAGGCTGTAAAACATTTGGATGAAATTCTTTGTATTCTTTTTCGTGTAATACCTGCATAAAGATATTTACAATTTACCACTTTTCTGATGTGCGTTTTTTGATTTCTTGTTGAGCACGGATAGCATTCATTAAACGCAAAATAGTAGATTTCTTTTCACCAGGACGATGATATCCGTTTTTTTGTTTCCAAGTTTTGTCTCTTTCAAGTTCCTGTGCAAATTGCTCACCTAGTAACTTTTCTAAATAATTTAAGTCGTGGTCACTTAATTCTTGTATCTTCCGTGAAACCATTCTGTCTGTGTCTCCATGCTTGTTCAAATTGTTCTTCGTAGTCGTACAGAGGAGCACCATTACAACCGTCATACCATAGACGTTTGAAATAGCCTTCTGCACTTGCTACTACTGTTTCTGGGGTGGCGTCGAGGTGGCCTTTAACCATATAGAACAATCTGTATTCTTCTTTAAGGTCGTTTCTCAACATACTGTATTTACAAACTTGTTACAATAGAGCGCTAACATAGGTTCAAAACGCCTCGTCATATCCTTCAAAAATACATTGTTTGTAAATTTTATTTGCTTGCTTTACAGGACATTCTAATTGGTACAAGAACTCCGAATCATCATAATAATCAATGTAGGCAATGTCACGTTTGCGTCTAACTTCAAACGCAATACTTTTAGTGCCTCTTGTAAGAATCATATTTTTTGCTTCTATCTTCATGACAATGACTTTACCAGTTGGTCTGCTTCTTCAGGTGTAACAATAGTCCCTGCAGTATAATATTTTAGTTGCTCTGCTGCTTTTTCTTCACCTTGAATAACACTAACAACATAATTCATAGTATCAACAAATTCAGCAATTTGATGTACAACCGATTCTTCAACGTTTTTTACAACACAAATTGCAGTGTCTTCACAAACGTAAATTCTGCTCATTCCAATTGGTGTGGTAATCATATTACACTGGCCTCCAATACTTCTTTAAGTCCTAAATTTTGCATGTCTTCATCTAACTGTATAACACGAGCATCTAGTTCTGTAAAGTCATTTGTGTCACCAAGATAGATCAATAAGTCACTCATTGTGATTTCTTCATTGAGATTATGTGCAAGCCAAATTTGACTCATAATCAATGCGTTTTGTATTTTGTTTTTATCGGTTATCTTTTTACCTACAAGCCATTGTATTGCTTGTTCTTTTGCATCTGCATATAGTTTTACTTTGTTAGCAATGTTTTCGAGATATTGTTTTTCACTCATGTTCTATCTTTAAGCTCTTGTATTTCTTTTCTACGTTCTACAATCAACTGTTTCATGTCATTGAGAGCTTGGCGAGCACGAACAGCACTGACTTTTACACCCTCTTGTTCGAACTTTTCGCTCTCTTTAACATAAGTTGCAAAGGCAACTTTGAGTTGATCGTGTATTTCACTCATTACCAATAATGTGCTCGTATATTTCTTTCCACTTTACAACCTTTTTCATTCCTACTGGAACTGACAAATTCATATTAAAGCCGTGCTCAATAAGTATTGGTTGAAGTCCTACATTTAAACCTGCAATAGCATTTTCCATTTTGTCTTCTATCCAATAAAAACCTGTATCCGCATAATTCTCATCTAAATATTCATCTTTATCTGCACCTGTATCTAAACAAGTAAGTTTACTAAATGCAGTCGGACCAAATAGTTTTTCAAGATTCATTTTGCGCAATTTGTAAGCACTTTCATCAAGACTCAAACTTGTAATGCAATGAAACTCATAACCATGCTCTTCGTGCAAACGTTTTACATAATACATTGCATCTCGCAGTGCAGGTAAGAATCCGATAGCAGCACTTTCATTAAAAACTTTTACTTGTGCTTTGGCTTCGTCTTTGGTAATTCCAAAACGTTCGCCAATGTCATAATAGCGATTGCCCTGCTCTATTTGTTTGTAACCGTGTTGCTCCATCCAGCAACAAAATGCATATTCCCAGTTTAGTAAAACACCATCTGCGTCAGTCAAAATGATCTTGTTCATAGTTTGCCTTTCTAATTGCCTATGCCTTATTATAGTAAATTTTTATGAGTTTGTCAACCGTTTGCGTAAACTGTGCCCTGAGTTACATTGGTAATTTTTGCACCACAAGCGTAGGTATCATTTAATCTTCCTATTGCTTTGCCATTTGCATATACGTTTGGACTAAAGGTTGCTAAACCTGTTTGATGACTGCTGCATCCTGGAATGGTATGACTTTGTTCTACATCACCATCTCTTACAACGCCTACTCCTACGGCAAAAACATCAGGAGAGCCTGCCTCAGTAACAATATTTTGAGGTGCTGCATCGCAAGCAATACCATCATCTGGGTCAGCATCGCCTACACTAACATGTATTGTGTTTACAATGTCAACTCCATCTTTTCGTGCTACCAAAGGCATTGTTACTCCTAAACTGCCAATCCTGTAGTTGCTTGGATATATTGACTAGCCATATCGCTTTGTGTCTTTACAACAAACTGGACTACACTTTTATTTACCGCAATATTCTGTGCAGGATCTGCTGTAAGTAACCAAGGACCTAAACCAAATCCTCCGCCATTCTGCATCAATGCCATTGGTTTTGTTACTGTGAGTGTTTTGTCATTTTCTTCTACAAAACGTGCTACAACTTCTTCACCTGCACTTGTACGGAAAGTGATTGTGTCGTTCTTTTTATATGGTGCTTCGATCAACATTATAGTGTGTGTCCTGTTCCTGTGTAACCTGTGTCTTCAATATATTTGGTAAACTGTTCATAGCCACCTACTTTTAACCCATTAATCACAATCTGGGGGAATGTACGTGCTTCTGGAAACTCTGCAATGACATCTTCACGTTTAAAATCTACACCGAGTTGTTTGTATTCAAATGGATAATTGTATTTTTCGCATAATGTTTTTGCTTTTATGCATGATGGACATCCAGGCTTTCCCCATATATAAATCATAAACTAAATCCTTTAAATGTGTCTGTGCTCACATCTTGTTTTGTACCACCTGATACATATGATGTGATTTCTGTTTCCTGTGGAGCCACTTGCACATCTGCACCTGAGATCCACTTCTGTGTCCACGGCAACGGATTGTTGCGTGTGTTTGTGTATGGACCTTTTAGATCCACATTCTGCATACGCTTGGCTGCAATGTATTCTACATACTCTCCAAGCAACTGCGAATTCAAACCAATCATCGAACCATCTTTGAACAGATAGTCTGCCCAAGCCTTTTCTTGTTCAACAGCATCAACAAACATTTGAACGCAGGCTTCTTGTGTTTCTTCTGCAATCTTGGTGTAGTCTGGATCGTCTTTCTTCAACAACTTCAATAGCATTTGTGTGCTTGCTAGGTGCAAGTTTTCATCACGTGCAATCAGTTTGATAATCTTAGCATTGCCTTCCATTTTTTTCAGTTCTGCAAATGCCCAAGAGCAAGCAAATGAAACATAGAAGCGAACACCTTCTAAGATGTTCACACTCATAAGTGTAAGCCAAATGTTTTTCTTTAGTTCATATAAATCAACTTTTACTTTCTTACCATTCACTGTATGTGTGCCTTCGCCAAGTAGATTGTAATACCCGGCTTGTTCAATTAGGTCATCATAATACTTTGAAATGTCGCCTGCACAATCTACAATTTCTTCAATGTCCAACATCTCGTCAAAGATTTTACTTGGATTGCTGTACACATTACGAATAATATGTGTGTAACTGCGGCTGTGAATAGTTTCACTGAATGTCCATGTTTGGATCCAATTCTCTAGTTCTGGCAACGATACTACAGGACCAAATGCTTCTACCGGTGCTCGCCCTTGCACACTGTCCAACAGGATTTGGCGTTTCAAATTTGAAGTAAAGATATGCTGCTCGTGTTCAGTTAGGCCTTTAAAGTCCTTTGCATCTTTATAGATATCAACTTCTTCTGGACGCCAAAAGAATCCTAGCTGTTTGTCTGTTAAACTATCAAAACTTTTATACTTCAGCGTATCATAACGCTGGATTGTAGGACCTCCTGTTGGATCCAAGAACGCCAACACTTCTGTATGGTTGGCACGATTTTCTACGTCAAATACGCTCATAGTATTCCTCTCTCTGTATGTCTTAAATTATAATCGGATCTGGCCCGTTTGTCAATCTTAAATTACGCAACTTTCACATGCCTCGTCGTCTTCAATGTGATAACCATTTGTTTGTGGCTCTTCTGCT